CAAGACAGACTTGTTCCTCCGCGCACTTGAGAGTTACATCCAGCAAATTGTCGATGTCCTCAATAAGCAGTTAGTCGAGAGACTGTGGGAGTTGAACGGTCTGGACTATTCGTTGATGCCGACTATCGAAGCTGGCGATGTTGCACCTCACGACCTACGTGAGATTGCAGGGTTCTTGCGTAACCTTAACGGCGCAGATATTAGCGTTAGTGATCATCCAGAGGTTATACAAAACCTTATGGACATAGCAGACCTAAATTATGACCCCGATAGGGAAACAGAAACAGAAGAGCAAGAAGCTCTTGAAGAACAGGAAGAAGAATAATGGCATTTCTAGACAACAGAGTGTTTGATAATGGTTTAACCATACTAGACACAGAAGCAAACGTGGTACACGTAACTTCAGCAGAAGCTACAACCTATACTGCGGCTACATCTACACTATCACTAGGTAACTCTACCTCACTTTCCATCGCGGCTCCTTCGGATCGTACTGGTGGTGGACGTAAAGTCACAGTATCAGCTATCTCAGATGGTTCGATTACAGGTACAGGTACAGTTACTCACTACGCTCTAGTAGATACAACTAACACACGCTTGTTAGCTACAGCGGCTCTTACAGCATCACAGTCAGTTACAAGTGGTAACACATTTACATTGGCTTCATTTGATATTGGTATCCCTGATCCAACTTAAGGAATAAACTATGGCACTTGTTATTAAAGATCGTGTAAAAGAAACAACTACTACAACTGGTACTGGGACTTACACATTAGCAGGTGCTGAAGTTGGTTTTCAATCGTTTTCCACTATAGGTAATGGTAATACTACTTACTATACTGTTACTGATGGTGGGGACTGGGAAGTTGGTATTGGGACGTACACTGCTTCTGGAACAACTTTAGCACGTACAACAATACTATCCTCTTCTAACAGTGGTAATGCTGTTAGTTGGTCAGCTGGAGAGAAGTTTGTATTTGTAACTCAACCTTCCTCTAAAGCATCTTTCTTAGATGCAAGTGGTAATCAGAGTAACTCAGACTTCGCTACTCACGTAGATATAAACACAACAATAGCAACTAAACCTTCTCACTCTGAAGGTCGCTTATTCTATGATAAGGCATTTGGTGCATTAGGGTTTTATAATGAAGAATCTGATATTACGTTACAGATTGGTCAAGAAGAATATATTAGAGCTTATAATGATACAGGATCTACTATTACGAATGGTACTCCAGTGTATCTTACTGGTGAGTCTGGGGCTACTCCTACTATTGCAGTAGCTAGAGCAGATAGTACATTCGCTAAGTCTCAAGCTGTAGGTATAGCTACACACGACATAGAAAATAGTTCTGTAGGTTATGTAACTACTAGAGGTCTTATAGCTGATGTAGATACTAGTCACTTAACTGTAGGTCAGCCAGTACACGTAGCTATAGGTGCTTCGGGTGGTACACAAACAGCATCTCCTACTTACCCTAACTTTCCTACAGAAGTAGGTATATGTTTAATAAGCAACGCTAGTTCGGGTTGTATATACGTTGATGTATACCATGAGTCTTTTGAGACTATGAGAGTTGAAGGTAATGCTCACTTCGATGCAGACTTAACTGTAGATGGTGACTTAACTGTTAACGGTACTCAGACTATCACTAACAGTAACAACATAAACTTATCTGGTGCGTTTAACTACTTTAACTCTGGTGATACTATCGGAGGAAGCAATACAACTTTTACTGGTACAGGTTTAGATGATGCTATTCTTACTGGTCACTATGAAGGCACAAGTTCTAATAAGACATTTAAGGTTAAGATTACTACTCTGCATACTGGCGGCACTGAAGATTTATTTAGATGGTCAGTAGATAACTTTACTACACAATCTGCTGAGATTGAAATAACAGGTAACGATCAAGCCCTTGCTGATGGCATAAACATAAAGTTTAATGCTACTAGAGGTCACACGATAAACGACATATGGTCTGGTACAGCCTCTCCAGTTAATGTAGATACTGGTATAGCATCTAACAGGAATACTGGTACATCAGGAGTTGGTTATACTCACGTAGGTACTTACTTTGACGTTTCATCTGGTTATTGGACATTCTTTGATGAGTATGCTCCAGAACCTACAGGTACTATAGATACTAGTCACGCCTCATTTTCCTATGGGACTATAAAGGTTGACGCTGTAATAGGAAACCTAACAGGTAACGTAACAGGTACTGCATCTAATGCTTCTCAGCTACTTAATGCTAGAACTATCAGCCTTAGTGGAGATGTAACTGGTTCAGTGTCGTTTAACGGCAGTGCAGACGCTGATATAACAGCTACAGTAGTCAATGATAGCCATACACATGATACCCGATATGTGCAAAAGGCTGGAGACACAATGACAGGTACACTTAACGCTACAACAGTAGACTTTGGTGACTGGACTATAACTGAAAGCGGAGGATCTTTATTCTTTGCTTATAGTGGAACAAATAAATTCAAACTCGACAGTAGCGGAACATTGTCTGTGACTAATGACATACAGACTGACCAAACAATATAACATAAGCTAATAGTGAGTACACGAAGATGGCAGTAAAAATAAACGGCACTGAGGTAATTGACGACAGTAGAAACGTAGTAAACGTAGGTACTGTTGACGGTAGAGATGTTTCTACTGATGGGTCTAAACTAGATAACGTATCTGCTAACGCAGACGTTACTGCCACAGCTTTACCTACAGCATTGACAGGTCTATCTACTAGTGCATCTCCAGCATCTGATGACCTCATTGTGTCGTATGATACTTCTGCTGGTACTTGGAAAAAAGCTACTGTTACTGCTACTGCTCTTCAAGGACAGAAGGGACAGAAGGGTGAAGTTGGAGCTACTGGTTCTCAAGGTATTCAAGGTAATACTGGAGCAACTGGTAGTGCTGGTTCCGCTGGAGCTAAAGGTCAGAAGGGTGAGGTCGGTGTAACTGGTAACACAGGATCGACTGGAGCTAAAGGTCAAAAAGGTGAAGTTGGAGTTACAGGTAATACAGGATCTACTGGTCAAAAAGGTCAGAAGGGCGAAGTAGGGGCTACAGGAGCTACAGGAGCTACGGGTAGTGCTGGATCTAACGGAGCTACTGGTCAGAAGGGACAGAAGGGCGAGGTTGGCGCACAAGGTATTCAAGGTAATGCTGGTAATACTGGATCTACAGGTTCCCAAGGTCAGAAAGGCCAAAAGGGAGAAGTTGGTGCATCTGGTGGTACAGGCTCTACTGGACAAAAGGGACAGAAGGGTGAGGTAGGAGCTACGGGTTCTACAGGCTCAACTGGCTCTACAGGTAATACAGGCTCCCAAGGACAAAAGGGACAGAAGGGTGAGGTAGGTAATACTGGCTCAACTGGAAGTACAGGTTCTCAAGGCCAAAAAGGACAAAAGGGTGAAGTAGGAGCGCAAGGTAATACTGGTAATACTGGTAGTACAGGCTCTACTGGTGCTACTGGACAGAAGGGTCAGAAGGGTCAAACTGGATCTACTGGCGGTACTGGTTCAACTGGATCGACTGGTCAAAAAGGACAAAAGGGTCAAACAGGTAATACAGGGTCTACTGGTGGTACAGGGTCTACTGGTCAAAAGGGACAAAAGGGTGACGTTGCTTCTATTGGTAATTCAGGTTTGCTTACGATAACCGCTGGCACCCAAGTTCATACTTGGAGCCACGGGCTAAGCTCAACACCCTATATGTTTGGTGCTTTTCTTGAATGCGTCACTGCTTATGGTACTTTTACGGTAGGTGACAGGATGCAGGTTGCAACAACCATGGATGACGATGGTACATCACAGACTGTATGGGCTAGTTCTACTCAAGTAGGTGTCTCATTTCGTGGTATGGGTTACACTACACAGCCACGAAATGGCACAGGGCAATATATTAGTGGCATACGAACCCACTTTAAAGTTGTCCTTTGGGCAATGTAAGGGAACCAATTATGATAGTATATCAAATCTCACTTCACGGTTCGGCATACGATGCAAGAGGTAAGACTTGGGAACAGATATACTCTGAGAGCTTCTGTAAGCCCCGTACAGGCTGGTTAGACCCTATCCATAATAGAACCCTACTAAAAGGTGAATTTGGATGCTCAGTGAGCCATTTAAGGGTCTGGGAGAAGATAGCTAAGAGTAACTCTAATGGTATAATACTAGAAGAGGATGCAGTATACGATAGTATAGATACTGATAAGGTAAATAGTCTTCTTAATTCCCACGATAGCGTCTGGTTAGGTTATAGACTAAACGACATGGGTTATTGGTATAACTGCCATGCTTATGCGATTACTCCTGATACAGCAAAACTGTTGATAAAAGACTTTAAGGATAACATCATCCCAGTTGATGAGTGGGTTCCTATGAAGCTAAGAGATAAACACAACTACTTCTACAAAGAAGAGGTCGTTACTCAGATCCCAAGGTCAGCCCGACCAAGTACCATAGAGGAAGAAGATAATCCGATGATTAACCCAAGTAAGATAAACATAATAACTGTAGCTACAGACGAAACTAAAATGTGGCCTCTATCACAGTCATGCGACAAACATCAAATTAATCTAGTTAACCTCGGTAAAGGAGATAACTGGAAGAGTGAGATGGAAGGGTATGATGGCTTAAGAAAGATAGAGCTAGTTAAGAACTTAGTTAAAGACTTAGCTAAAAATGAGATAGTATTATTTGTCGATGGTTACGATACTTTCTTCACCGAAGGTTACGAGACGATAGTACAAAGGTTCTTAGGCTTCGATGTAGATATATTGTTTGGAGCAGAACAAGAATGTTGGCCTATAACAGACAACCATTTCTACAAAGAAAGTTGGATAGATGATGGAACACCTTACAGGTATTTAAATAGTGGATTGTATATAGGTTATGCAGGGGCAATAGATGAGTTCCTTAACTTACCAAGTACAGACGCTAAAGGTGACGACCAACTGTATTGTCAAACTAGATACCTAAAACTAAAAGATGGTAAAGTAGAAACAGAGTATGCAAACAAAGTAGGATTAGACTACGAAGCATACATATTCCAAAACCACGATACAAGTATAAAGATAGTAAATGGACAACTGTGGAACGACAGAACTAATTGTTGTGGTTGTATATACCATGGAAATGGAGGTAAGTCAGAGAAAGACTTCTTCTATAAACTAGCTAAAGAGTTTGGGTATGAGAAACTATCCTCTCCTATTACTAGGACAAGTAGAGATTTAGACTACAAAGAAGTAGCACAAGACTTGCTAGTTACAAAACTACTATCCGAAAGTGAGTGTAAAGACTTAATAGCTAAGTCTGATGCTCTAGGTGGTTGGGGTAATTTAGACGGAGACAAGTTTCCAGCACAAGAGATAAGACTTAAGAAGTTAGGTCTGTGGAAACAATACGAAGCTCTCTGGAAAGATAGACTATTTAAGATCTGCGAGAAACACTGGAAGCCTGTAGAATATATGGGACTACGTGATGCCTTTACTATGCGTTACGCTATGGACACTCAGAAGTCTCTAGGGTTACATACAGACGCATCTCTTATAACTGGTAGCGTTAAATTAAACGACAACTATGAAGGTGCTACACTCTATTTCCCACGTCAGGGCTTTACGAACCTAGATGTACCCGTCGGAAGTTGTATACTATTCCCTAGTCAAGTTACTCATGGTCATTATGTCGATGAGCTACAGTCTGGGGTTAAATATTCATTAACTATGTGGACATCCCGTTATGTGGGTGACGAGAACTAGGAGCAATAAATGTTTGGTACTAGCCCTTTTGCATCCGCTACCTTTGCAGGTATGGGGAGCGAAGAATACGATTTAACAGCTAGTGCCATTACTACTAGTGCTGTAAGTGTAGCTAATACTACGTTCCAAGAAGATGAGACTTTAGGTGCTTTATTTATCACTACAGGTCAACCAGTATTAGGACAACCTAGTAAGAACTCAGGTAAGTCACTTTCCACTGGGGATATTAGTACAGGTAATCCTAACCTTGATACTGCACTACTACAGGAAGATGAAACATTCTCTGCTGTTAGTATTAGTACAGGAAACCCAGTCTTAGGTAGTGCTACTGCCTTACTTAGATACGACCTTACAGCAACTTCAATTTCCACTGGTAGCCCAGACTTAGACACTGCTTCTATAAATCAAGGTCAGACACTAAATACAGGAGACTTAGATACTGGCTCGGTAGTTATTGACAACTTAGCTATGTCAGAAGAAGAAACTTTCTCTGCTCTAAATATAATTACTGACACTCCTAATACTGATAGCGCAGATATAACAGAAGGTAATGTACTCTCTAGTCCTAACCTAGATACAGGTAACATAGATCTACCTTCTGCTACAATGCAAGAGGATGAGACATTTTCTACTGGGGATGTAAGTACAGGTAATCCTGATGTTAGTATTGCTGTAGTAAATCAAGGTCAAACTCTTAATACTGGAGATATAGATACTGGTAACTTAAGTCTACCTGCAACAACAATGCAAGAAGAGGAAACGTTTGTTGCTAGACCTATAACTACTGATACCCCACAGACACCAAGTGTTGCTCTACAACAAGATCATGTAATACAGATAGCAAACTTAAATACTGCACCCCCTGTACTTGATGGTCCTATAATAAACCAAGAACACATAATTTCTACTGGAGACTTGAATACTGGTGCTGTAAGTGTACCTGATATATCAATGTCAGAAGAAGAGACATTTTCTACTGGAGAGTTAGTATCTGGAGTACCAGTTGTAGACGATGCTGTACTACAGCATTTTGTAGCTTTGTCTACATCAAACTTAGACACAGGAATACCAGATGTAGGTCGTACTGTAATAATAGGCGACCATTACTTCTTACTAGAAAATGTTGTTAGTGGAATACCAGTCTTAGGTGAACCTTACTACAATCCAGCTTTAGCTAGAGTAGTCAACATAGGTAATCAACGTATAGGTAGTAGAACAGAAATAGCGAATAGTAACTCAGTTAGATTTGACTCAAACAATAAGGTTAAGATAGGCTAATGGCTTTTAGAATTAAAACGAATGATACTAGCCCTAAGTTGGCAGTAACCCTAGAAGATGCAAGTGGTAACGCAATAAACGTTACAGGTGCTAACGGTGTGAGGTTTCACATGAAAGCATTTGGAGCAACAGCACTTAAGATAGATGCACCTATGACAATTACAAATGCAACAGGTGGTATCGTACAATATTCTTGGGTAGCCTCAGATACTGACACTGCTGGTACTTATTACGGTGAAGTAGAAGTTACATATGCTGATAACACAGTAGAGACATTCCCTAACAATGGTTACTTCACTGTTATAGTTAAGGAGGATCTAGACTAATGAGCAATCCTACAAAGATATATAATGATTATGTTAGAGCTAATTTACCTAACACTATGACTTTTAATTCCTCTACAGCTAGGTATAATATTAATAACCACTCATTCTTTAGTTTTAATAGAGCTAACTGGTATTTTAAGTATATAACTAAGTTTGGATATACTTCTCTTTCAGTTTATGCTGTAAACAACTTTGATCCTGACCTAGTGCTTGATTTCAAGAATAGCTACTACAGAAAAGGTGGTTCAAATAGCACCCTGTCTGGCACTATAACCCATGCTCGTGCATCCTCGGCTACAATGACAAACAGTGATGGTGATCTTGTAACAGTAGGTAACAACGTAGCTAGAACAGGACATCACGTCTACAATGGTTCTGCTTGGGTTAACGAAGGCATA